CTGATCCAAGTACTTCTTGAACCTCGGCTGCTGCTTCAACTGGCACGCCTTGACCCTGAGACAGTTAAGCGACGCCTGCGAATCCGGGCAGAAAACCTCTTTGTATATCTGCCACTCTGGAACATGCGTCTCGGTCATCATGCGCCGCGCAAACTCTTCGTTCTTTCGGTTGTGGACTTTGTAGAGTCGTTTTTCCATGCAGGTATTGTGCCATAGGTCGGCGTAGGTGTAAAAAAGCCCCGGTTAAGGGGCTAGGTGTTAGGCGGATGGGCGGGAGTGGAATTTACACTCATCAGCACAAAGACAGTTATCCTCACCATCGTCGTCAATGACGTTGTATGGTGCTCTCGATTCGTCAGTGCTTAGCACCTTGTACTTATTTCCATTTGTAAATTCATCATTGCTCTCTCTGGTGTACTCCACAAAGTCGCCAGCCATTATTTCGTTGTGGATCTTACCCTCAACCAGTTCAGCAGTCTGCACAATCAACGCAAACCCATCGCCAGCCAGTTTTCTGACCAATTCGGCGCGTTCTGCGGTCATTGCCTCGATAGTTGCGTCGATTTCGCGGATGCGGTCGCGCATCAAAATGACATTGCACGAATCTTTAGCAATGCACGCCAGATGCTCAGCAGCCACTTCCTCAACACGCTCGCACGACTGCTTATCCCGCTCAACCTGCCACATTTCGCGGGTTACGATTGCGGTGGCGTGGTCGGTGGCGATAGATGACAGTCTTGCAATATTCTCAATATGGCCAATATGCGTCCATACCGCATCGTTAGGATCATCGTTGCACAGTTCTGGTTTATATACTCCATATGATCCCACATCGCCGTCGCAATCTTGAGTGATTGTCTTGCAATGCTCCGGCCACTCCCCCAGCTCTTTCGCCAAAATCTCAACCAGTTTCATTTTGCATCCTCCATTCAGTGAGCCGTCATCATATCAAGTGGCGCGGTGTTGTCTAGGTTTATTTTCGCGAGCGCAATAAAAAACCCCAGCGCCGATTTTGCAGGATCGCTGCTCTGTCGTGTGGGGTCCGTGTTGCTAGTTTGCCAGCGTCTCACTCAGTACGGCGAAACCGAATGCTATCCGCCTGAGTTCCTGCATTCTGCGACTGGCAAAAATAGTAATGAATGGGCCGGAGCTGATCCCGGCATTGAGAAAATAACCTACTGAGGCGTGAGGCCGGCCGCTTTAGTTACCCGGCGCAATCAGCTAACTGCGCATTCCATTCATTCGGCTGGTGACTGTACGGAGTTGAACCGTTCTTGCCTTAGCGCTGTTCGCGTATCCGCTACCACCGGGCAATCACCATGCGAATAAATAGCCGAATCGAGCACGGTGGCTGGCCGTCATGAGGTATTTCAACCCGCTCTGGTCGCTTTCCTTGACGCGCATAGGCTGGAGTAGAGCCATCATTGCAAGCGTTTCAGGTTTCGTGCAGCGTGCCACACACTTGCAGCCAGTGTAACCCTATTCGATTTTCTTTCCAATGAATTTAAGCGCAAATGTACGGAACTGCACGACGCCAACAAAACCAACGCTGGAGCCGATGAATACGCCAATCGACGGCGGCAAACCAAGATAGCCGGCGCCGCTGTAAAGGCCGACCGCAATGCAACCACACAGCAGACCTTCAAGGCCAATGCGTTGCCAGCTCTTTTCTGATTTGTCGTATGCCACGCGCAGGGTGGCGGTAATGATTGCCGCGATTAACGCCTGAGCCTCCCCTGGTAGCGATGAAAGGAATAGAAACCAGTTGTTAGGATTATCGGGCATCTTCATTTATCCGTTACCGTTGATGTTGGCATAGTGTTTGCATGAGTATACACAGGCTAGAATTTTAGGTAAAGAAAAGCCGGCGTATTGGCCGGCTTGGTTGGTGGTTAGGGTTTTCGGTAGCCGGCGTCGTAAAGAGTTGAAATCGCCTCAAATACGTCAGGGTCTGACCTGCGCGACATGGTTACCGACAGCATTTCTTCGCACGCATATTGCCGCTCATCCGCCGCGATCTGCTCGTGGGTGCGGATTGGGCGGAATTCGCATACATGCGGCGAGAAATACGCGCATTCATGCACGGAATCCCAGCCGTGCGCAAATCCGGCGTGGTTAGCAATGATCTCTACTTTGATCCATGCGCCATTATCGTCCTGCATATCACACACCTCCCCAACCGGCGGCAGAACTTCGCCAGACCATTGGGTTGGTTGTGGGCGAGCAATAAATTTTTCTTCTTTTTGAGGCTGTGCGCCACTGTACCAATCACAATTTCGCTCATGGTAATACTCATATTTACCATTATTTACCCTTGCCCATAAAGCGTTAAAGCTTCCAAATCTAGGCGCAAAGTGCGTAGCCCCTTCCGGCGCCTTACTCCAATCAATGACGTCGCTCATCTTTTCGGTACTCCCATTTTCGAGTCAATCCAGCTAAGTTGATAGGGCTTGATTAGCCAGGCCCAGTGTGTGATTCCGTGCTCGCTCAGGCAGCTAAGATGCCCAACAAGCAATGGTTGGCCGCCTAGCTGACGCACAACCATTCCAACCTCCAGCTTATCCGGCGCGCCTTCTGTCCATTCGATGTTTATCATTTTCCAGTCCGTATTATGTGTTCCCGCACACCATATCGCTACGGTGTGCGGGTGTCTAGGTTTATTTGAGCATTTCAGGATGCACGGTGTGACGCGCAACCTCGCCATATTCACGGTGAAGAACAACGCACTTCATGTTCTCGCGCGAACGCCAACCGCCAGCAGTAGCATAGGCGTCACCAGGGGCAAGGGTATTGAAGCTCTCAACCGTGCAGCCTGGATATTCCTTCTTGCTTTCATGGTGCACGTGTCCAGTCCACCACATGCGGTGCTTTGTTCGTCCCCATGCTTGCGGCTGGTCTGCTGCCATTACCTGCCCAAGCCGATCAGCCTTGCATGTATGGCCGTGATGAGTCCCTACCAACGAATTGCCGAACTCAAAATAGGTAAACAATGCAGGGCTGATATCGACTGTTACGCGCGGTTCGTTTTCGTAGATATGGCTAAGCGCGGTCGATAGCCAAAGTGCTCCCGTCTCGTCGTGATTCCCTGGTACGTTAATGATGTGCACGCTTTTGTGCTTTGTTAGCGCAGTCTCGATGCACTGGCGGATCACCTTGACCAGCACGCGGACCATCTTGGCATAACGGCTGTCTGCGTCCAAATGGTGCCCGCTGCGAGGCGTAACAGCAGCTATCGAGTCGTAGTGAGCAGCATCCCCAAGGTTAACGATTGTGCACGTCTCAGTGCGCGGTGCGGCGTCTACAAGCGCAGCCATGGCGCTACAGTGCACGCGCTCGGCTATGGTTAAATCCCAAGACTTGCCGCACTCTTCCGACCAAATGTATTCGCCAATATGGGGATCGCCAATCGGGTAGCACGCCATAAGGTCAGGCAGATAATCGCCGGCATAAGGCCGCGCGATAAGCTGTGGCAGATCCTCCTTTAGCGCCTCGCACGCCTCCACCATCATCTGATAACGACGCTCATCATCAGCGCTGGATTTAACCCACTGCGCAGACACCTGGCCTTCTTTGTTGTAGAGCGTCGAAACGCCCTTAACCTTGAATCCGTCCGGAACGGTATGCGTCATATCGTGATCGGGCGAATGGCCGCGAAGTGCCAGGCGCTTCATGCGGCGCTGTAATGACCGCCGATTCATTCCGAAGTGTTCGGCGGTGTCGTTTAGTGAGTGGGCTTTACGGTATTCGAGTAGGTCGTCTTCGCTGACGCGCATTTATTCGCCCGCCTTGTGGATGCGGTAGGCGATGATTTCAGCGCCATCACCCTCATGCAGCCAGAATATGTCGTTTGCCCCCGTGCAGCATAGGCGCGCTCCGGCTCCGCTCTTGATTCGGCCATCTCTTGTTTTAACGTCAACCTTTACGCCGCGGCTAACCGGACACTCCCCGCCATCCCACTTGATCCAGCCGTCTGGATCGGCAGCTGGTGACGCGGTGTCACTGGATGGCGCAGTGAAGACGCCCGTAAGATCAACCGTCAAGGATTCCTTTACAGTTGACCTAGCAGCAAACGCACACTCACCACGCAAAGCAGCATAGGCCGCTTCGTCTTCGTAATTGTCTGCTTTAAACTCTCCCTGCTGGCTGCGAACCATCTTAAGCAGGCCCATAAACAGCCAGCCTTGTTCCTCGGTCATCTCGACGCCGGATACGCACTTGAAGGCGCCAACCGTGGCAGCCATTGAACGTTCTCCGGTCGGCTTATCGTATGTAGCTGCCCGGTCTTGCATGTGGCCTAGTCCGGCCTGTAAGAAGTCTTGTGCTTTCATGGTTTAACCTCGCAGAAGTTGAGCAGATAGGCGAATACTAATGCGCCCGCGTTAATTGCTGCCGGCCATGGTGAGCCATCAAGCGCAAACCATACTAGCAAAAAAGCATTCATAGCCATAAGTCCACAAACAACCAATTTAACAGAATCACTCATACCAACCACCCCACCAAATAGAAAAGAGAAACCGCGCCAACAAACAGCGCCATTGATACCACGCCTAGTGCGAACAGTGCCACATATTTATTTTCCATTTAGCTTTTCCTTGCGACGTGCGCGCTGGCCTTCGTAGGCTGTCGGGTTGACGAGCTGGTATAGGCGAGATCGGCTGATTTTGTATTTGGTCAGCAGATCCGTTACAGGCGTGCCAGATTGGTATTCCCATAGTAGTTCGGCGTTTCGTTCGGCTTTCATTTGCCAGGATTCCTGTAAACCATCATTGCGAAAAATAGTAGGGCGATCATTCGTCATCGTACTCCATAAGAAGGCCGCATTCAGGGCAAACAAACCGGTGTTCGCTAGCCTGCTCTGGCGTGAAATGCAAATCGCACTCCACGCACTTGGCTGGCAGCGGATCATCTGGCAGGTCGATTGGGTTACATTGGTTTGATCGCATTCAGCTCACCATAGCGATAAAGGTAAGCGTTTTCGGAAAGGTCAGTCAGCCGGATGTATTCAGTAGAGCTGATTTTATTCATCTCAAGCATGGCGCCAAGATAGCCAATGATGCACATGCAATAGGCGTGCGGGTCATATTTCGCATAACGGACAGCTTTAAGCCGATCAGCTAGGTTGCTCATGTTCATTGCTGTTACTCCAGTTAGTGAGCGACTAGTCTAGTACAACCCATCACGCCTGGCTAGACAAATCGCCTTAGAAAGACGCTCTTTATTCAACGAAAACCGATCAGCGACGCCTGATAAGGTTCCGCCGTTTTCGATTAGTTCGTAGCACTTGGCGAGCATGTCAATTTGTACGCCATTTATGTGCGTTTTTAGCCTGTCGGATCTTTGAGCATTTTGCATGGTTGCCTCTGTTTCTGTGTGCGCCGCAAACGTCGCAGATGGAGTGAACCTCAAGCGCCCGAACTGCTAGCGGGCGCGGTTTGGTTGTTGCGGTGTAGTTGATTAGTGGCATCACTCGCACCTCGCAGCTTTGGCGCGGGATTTGGCGCAGTCAGACCAGCCAATCCATGCGCCCTCCAATACAGGATCGCAATATTCGCCATAACGAGGGTCGTCTTTTGGCAGTGCATCGCGCCTGTATTCAAGCGGCGCGCCAGGCCACTTCTTCCGCGTCGAGGCCTCAAACAACGCCCGCTCCTTTTCATCGTCGTAGGCGTGGCTGGCTAGGTGGTCGGCGTGCAGGACGCATTCACCTTTTGGGCTTGGCACAAGGGATGGCCCGCCGTCCTCGTTGTATCGGCGTGCGTGATACCGCGTTATCGTCGCGCTCATGGATTGGCCTCGTCTTCGTCATCTGAATTGTCTTGCTCATGCTGTTGCTGTTCTCGACATGTCCCGCAGTATCCGCAGTCGCACTCATCGCCCCACAAATCTCTATCGTCCATATCGCTCACACGTCACCGCCATTGCCGTTGAGGCGCGCGACTTCATCAAGGCAGGCGTTCCAGGCATCAATGCGCGCTTCTGCCTCAAGACGATTAGTCGGAACAACGCCGCTAAGGTAGCGGGTGTATTGTTTACGCTCAGGCATCACAACCGCCCGCGCTTGCAGCGCCGCGACGATGCGGTTTGTTTCGTCGTAGTCGTAGCCGGCAATCAGCTCGTCAGCGCCGTAGTTGTGTCGGTATTGGCGCAAAGCTGTTACCAGTGTTTTTGGAGCATCAACAATCGGCTTGCATGCAATCGGGAAAAGCAGCGAAACAACTTGTCGGGCCACTCTTAAGCTCATATCCACGCCGGATTCATCGCCCTCTGCGTAGGCGCGTTGCCATGCTAGCGCTGCAAGTTCTTTTGTGACCTCCGGCACCTCGCCCGCAGGCTTGGCGCTGACTGACTGCATAGCAGCCGTGGCTGCGGTTTTCGCTCCACATTTTCCGCACTCAACGTATGCCTTGTATGGTGCTGGCGGAGCAGTTTCAGCAAGGCAGTTGTGGCACTTAATCATCGCCTTGGCCCTCAGTGGTAGATGGCGCAGGGGCGGCGGCGAGCATGGCGCGTAACTCGTAGTTAGCCTGAATAGAACGGTTAACCATTGACTCTAGACGCTCAATTTCGGCCAACGCATCCAACTCCAACACGCAAGGCTCATCAACAACAGTCTCCCGCCTATCAAGCCCAACCGATTTGCGCGTGACGTTGTGTTCGTCTGTTTCTTCGTGGTAATACGCGACGATTTTCATTTGTTTACTCCTGTTAGTTGAGCCGCGATCATCGCCTAGCTCGCGGCGTTTGTCTAGGTTTATTTACATGGATTGGCCGATTTGTGCTGCGGCGCGGACTATGGCGCGGCGGGTGGTTTCTAGCGTGTCTTCACCGCGACCGCTGTAAAACGAATCAGCAGTGAATGCGTCGCACTCTCCGTCATTTATGTTTAGATCCATGCGTAGATTAACAGCCAACCGCAGCGCGTCACCGTCGTCGGTTAAAGGTGCAAACATGCCAATACTAGTGCTGGTTTTTAGGTATGGCGCGTCGTTAAGCATCAAACCAAACCCAAAGTGCTCAATCCCAGCCGCCTTAGCCGCCAACTCCAACAATTCACGATCATTCATCGTATTTCTCCGTTTTGTTATAAAGTAACGTTTTAGCCAGAAATTAGAGCTGTTACTCTAATTGTCCGCGCAGACAAGGTTGTTCGGATGCGTACTGCTCAAGTCTGATTTCGTCGCGCTCGCCGAGGTTGCCCGACACTAAATGTCGCTCTTTAACGCCTGACTGCTTGGCGATGATAGCAATCGGATAACCTTCACGCAGCAGGATTGCTAGGATTTCGGCGCTAGTCATACACTCACCGGATTTTTCAGGCTGGCCATTAGGTCGGTAAACGAGTGTTCGCCGGGCTGGTGTTTTTTGCGTAGGGCTGATTCTGCCCAGGCTGATTTACTGTCTGCCTCGTCGCAGCTAAGCGAATAACCGTAAGTCGTTGAAATAGTAACCTTATCGGCGTTTTTCCTTTCACCATCTGGCGGCCATATTTCAGTTACTGAATACTCGCCATTACATTCTGGCAGATTAACACTCTGCAAAATCACCACCTCGCCAACGCTGAATTTCGGGGTCATTTTGTTTTAACTCCAGCTTCCTTTAGTGCTTGTTTTACGCTATTGGCAAGATAAAACCCGTCATAACCGTTGTTTGTCATTGATGGCAACTCCACACACAAGGCGGCGCGGGAGGCTTTAAAAAAGTCGTATAGCATTGAAGTTCTGTCGTCTTCGTAATCGTCGCAGCCTGTGCAGCCTTGTCGCTCACCAAAACACCTAAAAGACAAATTAGAATGTCCTAGCGATACGCATATTGCCTCAAACTCTTCCCGCATCTTTTCGTTACTCATTTCGCTTGCTCCATGGCGGTTGGCGATACCTTGCCGCACCTAAGCGACTTAGTTGAAAAAACCATATCAAGTGGATAATTAAGGCGCAATCGAGTTCTAATGGTCTCGACGTGAATTCCCGTTTCACGTTACCAATGCTCAACCGTAAGTCTTTCCCCTGCGTAATCAATAAACCTGCAAAACCGCTGGTTTATTCTTTGTTCTGCCTGCGTCGCCCACCTGCAATTTTCTGGTTCGTATATCCAATTGTTATCGATTCTGTCTATTGTCAAGCCGGCAGGCTTTTGCCACATATCAAGAAGGAAATTGTCAAAGCCTTCAAGCCACCTGTTGCAAATAGTTATTCCTCTTGCGCCATAGTTTTTATATTGTGCGTGATTTTTATTTAGGCATCGCTGTTTCATATCCTGATAGCATTGCCGAGTTGCTTTCATTGTATTCATTTTCCCCCCGTAGACATTGCGGTGTCGATGGCGGTGTCAGTTTCGTTTGGCCAATATGAAGAATGCCCGCACGGCAGAGAAACCCCCCATTTATCAACGTTTACCCTTAACCGCAACCACTGATACCGCCAAGCATCCTTGCGCAGCTCTGCGTTTTCGGCGCGCAGGGATTCGATAAGGTCGCGAATAACGTCAGCTCGGTGGCAGCCAAGGTATTTAGCGTTGAGCGATGGCGATTCAGCCTGCACCCATTCTGTCTTGTCGTGCCATTCGTTGAATGCGTTTTCAAATCGGCTTAAGTGCTCAATTTCTGCGCGCAGGTTGCGAATCTCACGCGCTATATGTTCGAGCGTGCTTCCGAACGTAAACCCCTGCTTTTCAATCTCCCCCAGCAACTCATCGGTAAGCGTTTGGATTGGTGGCGTGGTCATTGTGGTTGCTCCACTAATTGAGTGAAGTAGAGCTCATGGTTAAGGTTTCGCTGAAGCCCATCATCGGCCTTTTCCGCTTGTCGCTCACTGTAAAATGGTCCAATGGTGTGGACAGCATGTCCAGTCTTATATTCAACTACCTGCACGATGTATTTGCTCATCTGTAACCTCCAGTAATCCGGTCAATTCCCGTCTGGTGATAGTAGCTTGTCTAGTACGCTAGTCAAGCAATTAATCCACATCTTCGTAAATTTTTACAACAACTTTACCGCCTGGAAATTTACCCCTTGTGCGCACCCGAAGCTGAAACCGTATGTCGTCAAGATCAAGCGCCTCTGCAATTCCGTCGCGGCCAGCCTTGAAACTTGCAATCATGTTGTCGTCGTCTCTACGGCGGTTATCAGGAGGAAAGAACTCCAGGTCTAACACTAGGTCGCCATCTGGCACAGCGTGCGCAGACTGGCTTGCAATGTACTTGCATATTGCTCGATATTGCTTAATCCAACCCATTTTTGCAGCCCAGTTCATTTTCTTATTTGGGTTAAGCTCTTTTGGCGGGTAAGGCACTGTTATTTCTATCATTTCTTTCCCCTGATTAGCGCGTTCAAATTTGCACGTGTAGCCGCCTCAATATCAGGCCGCGCCATCAATTCCCGCTCGATCAAAATCCTCGGCTTCGACCTCAACAGCGAAAACAGATAACTGGCACGCTTCTTGCTTTCGTTGTGGCGCTCCAAGCATTCCGCGTGAAACTTCTGAATGGCTGCTCTCTCGGCAGTTGAAAGGTTTGCCAAATTGTGCCCAGCATTCTCCGCAGATAAAGTCATTGTCATGCACCTTTAAAATTCCATGCCGCGACGTGACGGCTTGCTGTCTTGCTTCTTTTCCTCTGGCGGTTCATAGCCAGAATCAAGCGGCATAAACCGTGCGTATTTACCCTGGAACTGCGCGTAGATAGTCTTAGCTTCGCACTCTCGGGCAATGCCAATGATGATTTCCGCTATCCCTTTACGCTCTGTGTTTTCGTTGTAGACCTCATCCCTATAGACAAAAACCACCATATCCGCGTCTTGCTCAATACTGCCTGAGTCGCGCAAATCAGAAGGAACCGGGCGTTTATTCGGTCGCTGCTCAAGTGCGCGGTTTAGCTGAGATAGCAGGATAACCGGAATTTTAAGCTCTTTTGCCAGAAGTTTTGCCTGTCGTGAAATCTCCGTGACCTTTGCGACTTGGTTCATTTTCGGATCATCGGCATCCAGTAGGCCCAAGTGGTCAATCATCAGCATATCCAGACCATTACGACGCTTGTGCCGGCGGGCCATTGAGCGAATACGGCGCATTGTCAGCCCTGGCCGATCAGATAGCGTAATCCGTGCGCCTTTTATCTTTGCGCTTGCTGCCATCAATCCCGTGGTGTGATCGAACAGGACAGAACCGTCTTTCATCGCATCAAGCGGAATTGAA